TGTCGTCTTGTGCAATGATATACTCCACACGTTCTGGGTCATCATAAAACATCTGTAAAGCTAGACTCTCGGCTGTTTCCTTCAAGGTGTCTGGGTCGTGATCTGGTTCGTAGTACTCGTCTGGGCCAGCCAAACGCCATTCATCGTAACCTGCAATATCCATAAAAACCTCCAAGTTTAAAGTTAAAATAGGGGTAGAACTGCTAGCTCGCGTTGATTGTGAGCACAGATACGAGGTCCTCCATATTTAAGCAGTACGTCTTGTTGAAAGCAATACGTTCAAGAGTTGAACATGCGATTGCTTCTGGGGTAGTAGGTGCTTCCGTGAAAAGGTTTTCTACTTCTGCTGCTGCGCCTAATAAAATAAATGCTGCTGCTAATGATGCTATCATAATTGATACTCCTTGTTATGTTAAATTAAAAAATTGGAGCGGATAGAGAGAATCGAACTCTCCTCATTAGGTTGGAAACCTAAGGTAATACCGATATACGATATCCGCAATTTATACTAGTTATATGGACAAAAGTCAGAACGAAGGATGAAATCTGCTGCAACAGCTGAGAATCCGTAAGGTTCGATAATCTCTGCGAACTTGCCGCTAGCCTTTAGTTCAACCAGAGCTTCGTCATACGCATCTCGAAAATCCTTGTCTCCATAATTAAACGCAGCAGCACCACAACTCATGGGGATACCTGCTACGGGGATAACTATCTCAAGATTGGGGTCATTCACTTCTTTTAACAAAGCTGATATGCCGAGACCAGACAACGCAAACACGTCAACTATCCCATCTTGTAGCATCTCAATGCCATCCATAGCGTCTTCCATGGTCTCAATCTGCCACTCTTCAACGCCACGTTCTAAAGCGTAACCAACCTCTGCACAACCCTCACAGGTGGTCATCATTGCTGCGTAGTTGTTAGCGATATCTGTGTAAGTGTAGAGTCCAAGAGGATTACCCTTCTTGACAATGAATGCTTCCGCACCGCATAAGTCTGGCTCTGAGTACCTAATAACTGCACAACGTTGAGGGGTAATGTAAAGACCAGCAGCTGCTAAGTCGACTTCTCGTGACTCTAACGCATCTACGATATCTCCATAAAGCATAACTTCTGCTCTTAACTCTGGGATACCTAAGATAAGAAGAACTGCTCTGGCAACATCTGGTGCTGCACCTGTAATCTGACCAATCTCTGTAAGCTCACTGTAAGGGGGCTCATTGGCGATAGCTACAGTAGCGTAACCCTGCTCTCTTAAATCCTCTAGAGTGCCAGCTGACACCTTGGGGGTAAGTAACAGAGATGTTCCTACTGCAAATAATGCTATAAGCGAGATGTAGTAAAAATACTTTTTAACTATATTCATTTTACTTCCTCATGTCCCGTCACAGGACACACTGGTTAATGTGGGATCAAACTAAACTTGATCCTTAAATTGGTACCCTTACGAGGAATCGAACCTCGACCGATGGAGTAGAAATCCACTGCACTATCCGTTATGCTATAAAGGTGTTGTGTATTGTATCATAATACAGTGTTTTGAAACTACACTATAGTAAAGTTCCTAGACCCACTGTGCTGTAAAGCTGCCAGAAAGTCTGGAGATAGCCCAGTGTCGATAAAGTCTACATCACTGTTGTCAACCTTGTTCTGAGTATACCGAGCCAACACCATAGCATAATCCCACAGCTGGTTGTTAGCGTACGGCACATCGAACTCGTCGAATATGTGACACAGTCTCATACCTTCTCGCTTACCCATGATGTCTTCATAGAAGTCTATTAAGCACTCAAAGAAAGCACGAGACTCTTCTGTATCTCCTTCAGGGAACACACACGGCTTGGTAGCCAGTGGAGTCTGTAGAGTGTTGAGCTCAAGAGCTTTCTCGACCTGTACCTTAGTGAAGTCGTATACGTGTAAGTTTGTGCACCAATGAGAGTAGATTCCTACTGGCACGCCTACTCGTTGTGCTACATACTCTTGCAGGAATGTCCACTCAGGTATGTTGACGTTCGTTACGCCCCACACTAAGTCGGCACTGCGGCTGAATACGTTCATGTTCATCTTACCGTCTGAGACATAGAAGTGTATCATGTTGTTACAAGGCAAGTCCTTGGTCTCAACACCACTATCGAGTTCACTCTGGTAGATATCGACCACAGAACGACGAGTGTGTAAGCCATCTTTCTTGAACATACTGATAGCATTCTCAAGCTGATTGTAAGCATAGATACGAGGTCCATACGCACCTCTCCAAGTGATTCCGTCATCGCTGTATAACTCTGCTCGTGGGAGGTAGAAGGAAAGGTAAGGGTGTATGTCTTCGCTTCCTGCCATAACCCAGAACAACTCTGCGATAACTGAAAAGATGTTGTTGGCTCTACCAGTCAGGTGTAGGTGACGACTCTGTGGGTTCGTCAGTTCTAGGACTACATTGTTTAGGAATGTAACGTCTCCATTACGAGAAGAGTTCACTGCACCAGTGCTCAACAATGTCTCGCTAGTCTTCATAAATAAGTCGTTAAGTGATGGGGAGTTAATCATAATGGTCATATTACTGTCCTCTTGTTTACTTGTTTCTCAGATTATCGTCGGGGTTCTTCACAGTATGCTTAATCTGTCCTCGAGGAATTCCAATATCTTTAAGAGTCCTGTCTGACAACGAGTTAAGTTCTTTCACACTTTTTCTATCAGACATCTTCTTCTTCAACTTGGATACTGCCTTGTTCAACATTTTATTCTCCTTTTAGTTCATCAATCCTGAACTGTATATATACAATAGACTTTTCCAAGTCTTGAATTTCTTTAGCAACGTCCGACATACCTACGCTTGACTTTTTACCACAACGAGCAATGTACTTAGTAGCAGCACTAAGATAGTACTCTAGCCCCCAAGCTTTAGCTACGAAACGGTGCTCATGGTGCTTCTCGGCACTCTGGTAGTGTTCAGGGTTAGTAGCGTTAACAGGCTTCTGTACAGCTTCTCCCCAAGAATTAATACTCGATAGTGATGGACCTTTGATTAGCCCTTCTTGTGTTCTAAGGCTCTCTGCGTAGTCGTCCATGTTATGTTTTTCCAAGATATCAAAGATCTCAGGTTTTGGCATGTTCATAATAAATCTCCTATTGAATGTAAAAGTGTTAAACCTAAAGATAATGGGATACCTACGTATGCAAAACCTAATGAGAACTCTATAAGGTTATCTTTCATACAATTCTCCTTTTTAAATTAATTTCAACAGGCTCTGTCGAAAGTGTTCAAGTCCCCCATTGCTCTTATCGTACCTGATCTGCCGAGTGTAAATGTGGTCTCTGTAAATAAACACCCACACCACTCTGCTTACCCGAGTACCTTTGTCAACTTTAACTTTCTCGTGTAGTATCGTTGTGGGAATTCCAGACATCGATCGTACTCTGTTGAACTTCTGGATGTTGATCGCTTTCTTACTCATAGAAGTGGTACTCCTTCTGATTTAAGATACGTGGCAGCTCCTTTCATAGAGAGTCGCTGTTTTGTAACGGTATTGGTAAACATACTCTTCTTGCGGAATGGTCCATAGGTGTAACCTCTCAGCTCCATCTGCTTAACAATCTCGTCAATCTCTTCTTGTGTACGCTCAGCTCCGAATCGCTTTGACATATTGTTCTCCTGTGTAAATAAAGGTGGACAGTTTATACTCATGTCCAGGAGTTTCCTTGTCGGGCACCCTCTTCGAGAGAGGGTCGTTCCAACCTACAGGAATGGCGCAACCATCAGCTGCACTGCCTCCACCGTAGATATTCTTTGATTCTGTATTGTATCATAATACAGTGTTTTGAAAAGCCCATACAGTATAGTTATTTAGGGACATTCCCTGTTACTTCTTCCAGCATCATTAGTCTTGTAGATTTAAAACCATCTTCCACAAACTCTGCTATCATATCTCCAGCCTCTGCTGCAGTGATAGTTCGGACAGTCATACCATCTGGCTCAAGAACTTTGCTATCTACTAGAACGCTTCCTATTGATAAGGCGAGACACTCTAGAATCTCAGCAGGATCTGCACCTAAGTCTGACCACTTGATGACGAGGTTGGCTACAGTATTGCCGCAGTCCGTACCCATCTCTTGTTGTAATGAATCCATCAGGTTCCTCCTACGATAGTTGTCTCTCCAGACCAGCCCCAAGAATCTCCAGTCATACCGTCTGCTGAATAGTCTGTGACACGTCCTTCAAAGAAGTTCTTAAAGCTATCTCCGTTAAGTACCCAGTCAAGCCATGGTAATGGGTTCTCTTCGATATCCCAGTTAGGCTTAAGACCTAGGTTTACTAAACGTCGATCTGCGATATATCGGATATAACACTTGACTTCTGTTTGCGTAAGACCTTCCACGCCACCCATCTCAAACGCAAGTTCAATAACTTTATCTTCAAGAGCAACAGCTTCCCTGTACATCTCGTATACAGATAGTTTAAACTCATCATTCACCACCTCTGGGTTTTCGTTAATAAATGTTCTAAACACTTCCGTCATACCTGTGACGTGAATTGTCTCATCTCTAATAGACCACTCTACAATCTCGCACATGCCCTTTAACTTGCCAAATCTTTGGAAGTTTAATAGCATCACGAAAGCTGAGAACAAGGACATTCCTTCATTACACACAGTCTGTGCGATAGATCTAGCTAGACCTTCTTTAGTGTCTGGGTCAAAGTTCTGCATGAACTCAATCTTCTCAGCCATTGCGTCATACTCAAGAAACGCAGTGTACTCTGCTTCAGGAAACCCAAGGGTATCGTTAAGCAGGGCATACGAACGCATATGGATGGTCTCTCGGTGTGCGAATGACAACATCATCATACGTGCTTCATTGTTCTTGATGCGAGGCAAGAATACATCTACGTAACTGCCTCCAACGATCACATCAGACTGAGTGAACAGTCGTAGGATCTGAGTGATAAAGTTCTTTTCTTCAGATGAAATCTTTCCAGACTTCCACTGTGTAACGTCTTCATTTAAGTCGCATTCCCACTCGCCCCAATGCAGTTTGTCGTGCTCAATTGCTTGAGTGACAAAGCTGGCATAAGAGAAAGGCTTGTAGGCTGCTGACGATGTTAATAGGCTCATTTGGTTGTTATCCTTGACATGACAAGCACTCATCATCATCTTCCCCTGCAAAGTCCTTAAGTGCGACTCGAGTAGGCTTGAAGCTTACTGTGTCTGCCTTAGCACCTGCGGAAGTTCTGAGATAATATAGTCCTTTAAGTTTTTTATTGAAGGCACGTAAGTGTACCTCGTTGACGTACGCCTTATCTGTCCCTGCTGGGAAGAAAAGGTTAACGCTCTGTCCTTGACATATAAAAGGTTGTCGAGTTGCTGCATGGTCTACTACCCATCTCTGATCCAACTCAAAAGCTGTCTTAAAGATTTCTTTATCCCATTCATCCATCCACTCTAAGTGCTGTACGCTACCTTCGTGCAGGATGATCGACTTCCATTGCTCTGCTACCCATGCGGGTTCAGCGTTGTGAGCGTGTAGTACTTTGTCTAAATATTTGTTCTGAACCAAGTGTGCTCCTACTCGAGTCCGATGTGTAAACGCATTCGACTTGAATGGCTCGATAGATGCTGAACATCCTGCAATAATAGAGGAGTTAGCATTTGGAGCGATAGCAAGTAAGTGAGAGTTGCGCACACCTTCAACATCTGGACAAGCTCCACGCTCTTCTGCTAAGTAAACCGTAGCGGCTTTGGCTTGAGCTTTGATATGCGTGAACATCTCAGTGTTGTAAGTAGTGGCCATAGGAGACTCCCAAGGGATGCCTGCACGCTGTAAGGCGCTGTGGAAACCCATTGCTCCAAGTCCTAAGCTACGTTCGTTAGTGGCGCTAAACACAGCCTTACGCAGCTCTTTAGGAGCGTACTCTACGAAGAAGCTGATAACATTGTCGAGCATTGTGATTAGGTCTGTAACCATACTCGTATCCTTCCACTCTTGATAGTACTCAAGGTTGACACTAGACAAACAACACACAGCTGTTCGGTCTTCAGAAGTAGGTAGATGGATCTCGTTACATAAGTTAGAGCCGTTAATCTTTAGACCTTTCTCCTTCATTGCTGGAGGAAGATGTCGATTAGCTTCGTCTAAGAAGTTTAAGTAAGGCTCACCTGTACGGAATCGTGTCTCAAGAAGACGCTCCCACAAATCTCTTGCAGGCATGGTGTCACGTACAGACTGGTCGTTAGGGTCACGTAGATCCCATTGGGCTCCTGCCATAACAGCGTCCATAAACTTGTCAGTAACGTTTACCGCATTGTGAATGTTGAATGCCTTACGGTTGGGGTCACCACCTGTGGGTACACGGATGTTGATAAATTCAATAATGTCGGGGTGACTAATGTCCATGTAAGCCGCATAAGAACCTTTACGTGTCTTACCTTGACGGTAGGCAGTCATGTCACTGTCGACAGTCTTTAGGAAAGGAATAGGTGAAGGAGCAACGTCACTAACGGAACGAATGTCGCTCCAATGACCGCCCACTCCACCGCCCTTAACCGATAGCCATCGCAGTTCGGTGGAATGACCGATGAGGCCATCAAGAGTGTCGGGTACGTAACTAAGAAAACAACTAATAGGTAATCCACGTATTTTTTCTCCTGGAGCTGGGGCATTAGATAAGATGGGGGAACTAAACATAAACCAACCTTTGCTGGCATAGTCATATATTCGTTGGGCTAAGTCGTAGTCTGCTTTACAGAAAGCGACAGCCGCTCTGGCATACGCATCTTGAGGATCTTCTCCATCACGACAGTAGTACTCAGTTAATAAAGTGTGAGCCTGTTTCGATAGAAGCTCGTTTCGTGTGTAATCAATCGCAATTGTCATTTATCCAATCCTCTACAGTAGTCTTGTCTTTAAACCCTATCAGGCGCTTACCTGTTTCTGTGTTAACGAGAGTAGGTACGGTTCGTACTCGGTGCTTTATGGCTGACTCCATGTCTTTGCCAATGTCTATATCTTCATACGAGATTTGTAACTCGTCTAATATAGCAGACACTGCCTTGCAAGGTGCACAACCTGCAGTGTAAAATTTAATAATCATTTTGTATCCTTTTGAGTGGGGTTATAAGCAGTGTTTGAACTTCTCGTAAAATACCTTGTCTATGTCACTCCAATCTACGTCGGTGTTTGACGATGGGAGAGCTTCTACGTAGGCTTTGTCGTATATTACTTTCATACTCTCACAGCTTATAAGGGGGACTGCATAGGTGATTGGGTCAACAGTGGGGGCAGCAGGTGTGTGATACTTACTCACAACAGCAAGCACTAACCACACTACAAGTACTCCTAAAACTATCGCTGAAAGGTCTGATAGAACAGACTTGATAGTCATCGGTTTTCTTTCTCGTGCAGAGAACCTTCCGAATCTCGCTTCTTAAGCTTAGCAATATTGTTAGTTGCAATCCAAGCAAGAGACAGGTCGTGTTCTGTACATATCTGACTCAACATCCAAAGGACATCTCCAATCTCTCCCTCAAGAGCTTCAATGTCCATAGGGACACCTTTCCTCTTACATCGGGCAAACTCATGGACCAGCTCTCCACACTCTTCAGCCAAGCCGAGAGGCAGGTAGTCGGGGTCTTTATACGTAGCAGTCTTAGTCGCCAGCCTTTGATAACTGTCAAATTGTTTAATCATACAATCCCTCCTTCCAAGTTTCTATGTTGAACATCTGTTCAGGCTTTCTCTGCATCCAAAGCAGCAGACCACTGTTTTCAAGTTTGTCATGCCAGTCTTCGTCTACAAGATCTTGGTAAGCTACACAAACTGCTGAGTATAACTCTTGCTTTGTAACAGCTTCTCCTAACATCTTCTTTGCTGTAGCTGGACCAACCTTCTTCTTACCTTCTGAAAAGAAAGACAGTCCAGGGATATTGTCCACACGGTCTCCAGTAAGGAGCTGCATAGCAAAATGCCTATCTGCATCTTCAAGCAAAACCCAGTCGATTTCTTTGTGGGTCATGTTGTAGTGCCATCCAGGTACATTACGCAAATCTTTGTCTATAGTGCACAGGATGACTTCACAATCTAACTTATCCCCACTCTCTTCAGCTTTCTTAAACTCATCGTAAAGGTCTATGGCCAGAAGGTCATCGGCTTCACAGTTGTCCGAAAGAATCATAGGGTGGTTGTTCGTAATACAATCCCTGATAAAACCGTAGTGGTGCGGTTTCACAGAGTCTGACCTATTAGCTTTGTATGACTGATACTTAGCAGAGACAGACCTAAAATTAGTCTTACCAGAGAGATAGCAAACGTAGTCAGAAGCACCTGACAACTGTACAATCTTATTGATAGCAGTGTCAAGCATACCTTCTACATCTGATTCTTCTTTGGGGATTACTGCAGTCTCTAATCGAGGGTTCATGCAACCTTGGAGAGCCAAAAGCTCCATAAAGTCGTTAGCATCGGGCTTCTTATCGAACTTTTCTAACACTTCTCCATCTTCGTTTAGGACAGAGTGCACTTGGTCTTGCCCAGCAAATCCAATTTTATATACTAAAACGTCTGCATCAATTAATGCGGTTCTGTTCCTAAACATGATGGTCTCCTATTATCTATTCGAAGTCGTCTAAATCTAAATCATCGTCATCGCTTGCAAATACTTCTTCAGCTGCAGGGGCATCGGCAAAGTCAAACTCGTTAGAGTCTCCTCCACCTGCATACTCTATAAGCTCTACGACTTGCACTGCGACTAACTCAGCTTTGGTACCTTTGTCTCCTTGAAACTCCCAATCATATATTCGATACTGGATGTTTACTTTACTGCCGTTTCCGATAGTATCAGGGTCAATGTCCTTGCCGTACTTGTCAAACACTTTAACAGGTTTGTTCTCATCACCACTCCGACGGTGGGTAGGCTTAGTTAAGTAGATGTAAGGGGTATCTTCACCATCAATCTCCATTGTGCGAACCTTCTGCGCATAGCCTTTCTTCTGCCAAGCTTTTGCAACTTTGATATCACAAACTGCGTTTACCGCCCACTGAGTATCGTTACTCTTGTACTTCTTCTCTGGCTTACCAATCTTGGCCCAGTGTGCTTCTACATTCTTTAATAATGGCATAGTTATATCTCCGTTTATGATTTCTTAAGTAAATTTGGCATTTTGCAATGGGGACAGATTATATGTCCAAATACGTTCACAGGTTCATCTGACTCGATTCTCTGCTCACAGCTCCCGCACAGGTAGTAATCTGCAGTAGAAGTCTCGTGAGTTTGAGACTCATCATCGTTACCTGTTAGGATATCCATTGCTTTACGTTCTGCATCAGCGTCATCGAGGGGGATCCCGTTAGCCAAGCATATCTTCTTCAACATCTTATTCATAGTATTGCTCCTTGTTAATGGATATCATACCACGTGTAGCCCACTTTGGGAGAGGATGACATAGGACATTTTATCTCAAGCTCTTCGCCAACCTTAGCAAAGCAGTGAGAGTAAACCTTCGTCACTTTCTTCTCATCCTTGGGGGCAGTTTCTGATTCAAACTCGTCATGGTAAATAAGCAACCACTTCGAATCAATCTTGTTCTTCTTTATAAGTCGGTCGGCCTTAACTAATGTATACTTCATAAAGATAGCTTCATCTCCCTGTAGCTTATAGTTAAGACACTTGTGCTCAGACTCAACGTAGATACGTCGACCGTCACATCCTGTAATCCAACCTTCTTTGTACTTCTTCTTGTTAGTTCGCCACTCATCTAATAGCTCTTCAACCATACTCTTAAGTTTTGGCCAACTTGCAAAGAAGTTGTCTTTCAGACGTTTGCCGTCTTTAGAGGTACCATCTACAAGCAATCCGATCTTGGCATCACCTGCACCGAAGAGCAGACCATAGATAAAGTTCTTGGCTCTACCTCTGCCGCCTGTAACACGGTCACGAACATCATGCCAATCAGCGTGATCAGGGTCATTATCGAGAAGCCATTGGTGGTCAGCCTCCTTGATGAGACCAGTAGACAAACCGTTAACAGTATGAACATCACTTCCCACATAGTTATCATCTTTATCTTCCTCGATACCGTCAACAACAGTTTTAATATAGTCTTCATCCCCCATGAGCCCAGCCAGTAATCGAAGTTGACAACCTGCAGCATCAGCACCGATAAGCATACGTCCTTCTGGAGCGATGAAACACTCTCGCATCTCCTTACCGAACACTGAACGAACTCCAGGGACATTGGTTAACTTCTTGTGGGCCATACGACCTGTAGCAGCTCCGAGAGTGTCGAAGTCACAACGTAGTCGACCATCCTCACCAAGGTTGTTCAACCAACCTTTCGTCATGTCTTTGGGGTTCTCGAGGGTTTGACGCCTGTGTACGAGAGTTGCATGACGACCTATGAACTTACCAGTCTCACCTTTGATACTATCGTAGCTATCCTCTGTGAGTTTGGGGCTAGACTTTATAGGCTGATTGTTGTCATCTCTAAGAATCTTTCCAGTATCTGTACATTTCTTGTAGTTCCAAACAGTAGGAACCCAACCTTGTGTGAACAAGAAAGCCTTGATAAGAGCGTGCTGAGATAGTCGGACAGGTTCAAAACTTATACGACTATAGGGTCCAGCGATAGTCTTATTGACCATGGCGTCCATTTGAGACAGTCCAAACCATAAGGCAGAGTGCTTGTCGTACTTGCCAGACTTAAGAATCTTAGGGAGTTTAGGCTCACGTGTAAGCTTTATGGGCAAACCTGCAGCATTGTTCTTAGTCTCAGGGAATCTCTTCCAAACCCCTCCAAGAATAACATTGGCTTCCTCCCAAGTGCATCTGGAGTCTTTAGGCACACACACCTTAGTGATAAGAGGCTCTACTAATGAGCGCAATCTCTCTATCTCTTCGTCTAAGTATGTAATGTTGTCTGTAAGCTTCTTCATATCTACTAACCAACCATTTCGGGTCATCTCAGCACATATTTTAGAAGTCTCATGCTCTATCTTGATAGCGTTGCCAACATCAGGCTGACGAGCCACTTCTCCCATCAATTTATGGTAAGTGTCTACGTTAATTCGTACATCCTCTACACAACGAGTGACCATATTAGTCTCCCATCGCAACCACTGCTCTTGGTCAGGCTTCTTAATACCTATCTTAGCACCCCAAGCACCTAATGAGTGCCCAGTTGGGTAGCCTTTAGGACGATAACGTGTAAAGTGTAGGAGCTTAGACAAAATCAGAGTATCTACTACTTCAGCATCGTATTGGAACCCTGTAACCTTGTGTATAGCAGGTATATCGAAACCGATGAAGTTGTGTCCAATGATGGTAGTAGTACCCTTCAAGTACTCTATAAAGTCTTGAATGTCTCCATCAGCCTTGTCAGTATGCTCTGAAAAGATGTGCTGCTCCCCTGTGTCAATATCGTGGGTAACTGCTATCCAGATGCGGTTAAGCTCTGGTAAGAGACCGTTTGTTTCTATGTCGCATACAATTCTTCGCATATTAGTCTCCTACTGTGATTGGGTTATATCATAATACAGTGTTTTGGATCTAATGTTTATTAGTGTCATCAAATCCTTGTAGAGTGTCTTGTTGCCTCTGGTCTTCTTCAGCAGCCTCTAAAACCTCTTTTCTTTTAGTCACGATAGTGTACCAAACCATAAAAACAGGCCAAACTACGATAACGACTAGAACAGGAGGTACCCAGAATGGAGCTAACACCATCCACCAAGACCATGCGATAAAGCCTGTGAGCTTCAGTGTGATAAATATTAAACCAAGCACTCCTAATAACGGGAATGTGGTCTTTTCTGCTACTGTACTATCCATAATCATACCTCTAAGTTTGGAAATCTATTTTTCATTTCATCGTACAGATAGAATATAGTATCATCTGACATATCAGAAACTCCACTAAATAATCTTGCACAATACTCTTGGTCGTAAACACCTTTGTCTACATTTACTTGTAGCAGTTTAAAGAATGCAGCCTCTATAGTATCCCTTGAAGGTTTCTCTATAGGCTTGTCTAACTCTGCCATATCTGATAAGAAATCTGCTATCATAGCTTCTCTGTCAAACTTCATATTAACTCTCCCAGAGTTCGTGTATATTGTCTTCGCTGTACCATCTGAAATTGTTACGGTCTGCCCAGTCTGCCATAGAAGTCTTGGTACCATCCTTCTTAACAGTTGCCCGAGGCATAGGAGTGGTGGATCTCATAAATAAGAACACAAGCTCGTAGTCTTCTGGAAGATGGTCTCTAACATGTTTGTACTTAGTAGCCTCATTGGTCTCTGCAAAGAAACCTTTAGCTTCTATAAGTATAGTCTTGTCTCCGACTTGCATCTTAAAGTCTGGGTGATACTTACGCTCTATCACGTAAGGGATAGTATCTGGGTGGTGTTCAGTGTGCTTTAAGCAACCTACTCTAAGCTTCTCTTCCCATTTTGAATCTGATTTACGGACAGACTGTTTCCAGTGCCCATTGAATTTTCGTCCTGCCATGATAAATGCCTTTAAAAGTTATTGTACATCTCGTTTTCGTTCTCTGCTTTTACGCTTGTCCCGAGTCTTTTTCCTATCAAAATCCTTGTCAGGGTTATCTGACCAGTTAGGCTTCTGTCTTCTCATCTTGTCATCTGGTTTGCTCATACTACCTCTCTAAATTAAGAATGCGGATACACTTCGACTGTTACTATGAATAGCCTACACTCAGTCTTAGTGCTCAATGCTGTCCGCTGCAACACCTCATAGGAATAGTGTAGGCTAATACTCTATATCCTTCTTTTTACAAATGTGTTCAAATAACTTCACGTTCACTGCTACATCAGTCTGACAGTACTTCCCCAATAGTGGAGAATACTTCTGAGTTTCCCAGTCAGTGTTCTTGAAGTCTGACATCTTAGGAAACTTAAAACGGTCTCCCCACGATGCCAACGAGTTAGGGTACTCAGTGTCGAGTCCTAACTTGTTATCCAATTCTTCTAACTGATCATAGGTGTAGATACCATCGGGAGATTTGTCTGACTTCAGTGCCATCCAACGGGTATCTGACAACGGAACAGTCCTTAGTTGTTTGTTAAAATCGCTACGTAAATGCCCTAACGCTGGTATGTCAAACATCCGTATGTTATGTCCCACTAATCGGGGGGCGTTTAAGATAGCTTGAACACCATCTTCCAGAGTGTCTTCAGCGTAGAGAACTTTCTCTCCTGTACCGAGGTCATGTGTAGCGATACATAACAGCTCCTTAGCGCGTTTGTAGAACGAACCTTGTACTTTGTCCTCAGAGTGCATAGAGCATTCTAAATCAAACATTAACCAACCTGTGGCATTTACTTTCATAGTGGTTCTCCTATTTCTTGTTAGGGATTCCTTTGCGGCTTGAAACCTTGCCACCTTTAGCTCCAGCAGTTTTCTTAGCAGCACCTGTTACCATCTTGCCGCCCATCTTCCCACCATCTGATCGGTTCTTACCTTCGCTCACAACTCGAGTATTAGTAAGTTTAGAGGAGCCTCCTTTGCTTAGAGGGGTCTTATGGTCAACATCCTTACCATCGCCTTTCCTAACTGCTCCCGTCTTCTCTGCGGCTCTACGAGCAACCTTACGGGCGTTCTTTGCGTCTTGTTTCTGACGTTCTGTCATCTTGTCTACCATATTATTTCACCAAAGTTTTGAAGAAGTCTAACTGACAATCTTCGAAGTCTATAATTAAAGCACCTTCACAGTTGCTTCCTATCCTGCTTTGAACCTTACCCATACCGTTGGATAAGTCTATAATTTTCTTCTCTCGATTCTCTGATATGCCGTCACAGTATAAACGATACACTCCAGATGGGAGTAAGAGTACTTCCCCTAATAGTCCTTTACAAATTAATTCCATGTTGTTACTCCTTAAAAGTTGAGCAGTTTCTTATAGACATGCTCAGGTCTAAGATTAAACTATTTTATGGTGACTCTAAAGCCACTCAATAGTAGACTAAAGATCACCCCCTTTTACACACCGTTTTGTAGACATAAGCTACTCCGTCGTTGTCGTCAAGTTATAGTTTGTGAATGTTGAAACAACACTCCAGATAAGCTCCCCGAAGAGAACTTATAAAGTGTGCTGCTTACGGGATGATTTTGATTTCATCAATAACGCCATGTTCAAGACACTCTTCAGGAGTCAACCAAACATCTCCAAGATCTGGTAACAGATTTTTCTTGATGTATGCATCGGACTTCTTAGTGCACTTCTTGTAGTGTCGTCGTATGAGGTTGTCGGTCATGTCCTGTGCTTTACGTACATTGACCAAGTCTCCGTGCTTACCAGAAGCTCCCCAGCTATAGGTATGAGACATCGCTGTGGCATTCTCAGACATAACTCGCTTAGCTCCAGCCATCGTAATGATGAAGCCACAGCTACACACTTGTCCTAAGACTAAGGTGTGCACTGGGATAGTGCTCGTCCGCATTGTATCTATTAAAGCAAAACACGCTGTCAATGAGCCGCCTGGACTGTTGATTACAATCGTCAAGTGCTCAAGTTTAGTTTCTTTCATGTTGTGCCAAGCGATAAAGTTCATAGCCTGTAGACAAGACTCGTCGTCAACTCCTGTCATGAATACAAAGTTTCCAGAATCCCAGAGTGGGTTCACCCTCTCATATTGTTGTTGTACCATGAGTATTCTCCTTATTTAGATAGATCTTCTACCATCTTCTTGTCAATAGTGAACTTTTCCATTTCAGTGTTATCTGGACATTCGTACATCTTATCAAGCAATACCCTTTCGAATACTGTTTGCAATCCTCGAGCACCTGTCTTGTTTAGGATAGCTGCACGAGCAATCTCCACAAGCGCACCCTTGGTAATCTTTAGCTGTACGTTATCGAAAGCAAGACTGTCTGTATACTGATCTACCAGACTGTTCTTAGTCGTGGTGATG